TCAAGAGAATATTTCTCTGACACGTTGACCTTGCTCTTTTTTATGTTCTTCTAATAAATGTGAATACGTATCTAACGTTTGTGATATAGTAGCGTGACCTAAACGTTTACTTATGTACTCGATTGGTATGCCTTTAGATAGTAAGTAAGATGTGTGCGTATGTCTGAGTGAATAGGGAGTTATATTATTATCGTTTAATCCTATCACTTCTTTTGCTTTTCTGAATGCTTTACTTACTGATGTATGACTAACCGAGAATAACTTGCCATCAATTCTACGTGGCATTTTAGCTAATTTTGAATTTATGTGCATGATATCTTTTGAATTTACTTCTACATCACGTTTTGAATTCTTTGTTTTCGTTCCAGGCAAATGAATTATGCCATTCGCTTTGTTTAGATCTTTGTAAGTCATATTGATGACATCGCTATATCTTGCGCCAGTAATGCCTAATAGATATAGCAAAACATAACTTTCTTCATCTCTTTTCTTGAAATAATCTAGCAAGTTTAAATAGTCTTTTATCGTAATAAACTTAAATTTCTCATCTTTAGCTTTTTCAGTCCCTTTGATATTTACATTATAAGTAGGGTCTTTCTTCAAATAGCCATCGTATAACGCGTCTCTAATACATCTAGCAAGACAACCGTGAACTTTTCTTACTGTTTCATCAGTGTGACCTTGTGCGTATTGATTTAAAAACTTTTGATACTCACTACGTGTGATATTTTTAACTAACATATTTTCTCCGAAATACTCACTGAATAATTTAATCGATCTTTCATACCAGTAGAATTGTTTGCTAGACAACTGTTTCTTGTTCTTAATTTTTATCCAGTCATCGTAGTAGTCAACGAACTTTTTATTATCTTCAATGTTGTTGCCATCTTCTAAATCTCTAATTAATTGTTGTGCTGCGTTTGTAGCCTCAGCTTTTGTTTTAAATCCAGATTTACGTTTTTTGCCAGATTTCAAACTAGGGTGTTTAACATCGTATTGCCATGATGAGCTTGTCTTATTTTTGCGTTTTGTTACTGTAAATGTTGCCATTTTCCGTGTTCCTCCTTAAAAAAGTAAAAAAATAATAAGGGTACTAGGTACCCATAAATTATTGTTGTAATGCTTGTGACTCATTTCTTGCTTTAGTTACGTCTTGTTTGAAACTATCATACGATTGGTTAGGACTAGATAATGCCATACCAGGCCCACCACCTATATGTTGAAATTTATCCGGATTATTTTGAATGTTTTCTGTAAGTTTTTTAGCATTTAAATATTCTTGGTAACTAGGAGAGTTTGGGTCTTGTTGTTCGGATTGCTGATTATTACTTTGTGCTGTTTGCACTTGCTTACCTTGCGTACGTTCATTATTACCATTATTGTCTTGTGATTTGCCATTATCATTTTTAGATGTGCTTTCTGATTCGTTATTCGCAACATCTTTATTGCCTTCTTTTGAACTACTAGCAGAATCGTTTGTAATATCATCTGCTGCAGAATAATCTACGGTCTTTAGTTTACTAATATTTATTTTCTTGGTACCCAGTTTTTTACCCTCTGTGCCTTTAGTAGCTTTAAGTGTCACTTGCTTATCATTTTCTAATTCATAAGTAATAATACCTTTAGCAGTTTTACCTTTCTTAATTACATCATTGTTGTGTTTGTCCCATTCTTCGAATTTACCAGTATTAGGCGTTGGACCAACTTCAAGTTTACTTTCAGTATTTTCACTATCTTGTGTAGTCTCCATCGACGATATCCAAACATTCATTGGTGTGATTTGTTCGTCCCCGTCTTTACTTTTAACTTCGTATTTAAAAGCTAATAGTTTCTTGCCATTATCCGAATCCTTATCATTAACTAAAAATGTATCTTTTATTTTTAAAACAGCTTGATCAAGGACTAAAGTATCATTAGTGAATTGTACTTTGTTTTCATCAACGGACGTCGACTTTTTTGAATCGTTATTGTTGTTGCTACATGCCGCTAAAACTAAGAAACAAGATAATAAAATAAATAAGACTTTTTTCATTTTACATTTCTCCTCTGAATAAATATTTATATTAAAGCGCCACAAAGGACGCTTATTAAAACAGTTTTTGACTTGCTACAACTCTACCAATTATTTTAACTTCGTCATCTTCTCCGTAAACTTGAGGTAAATGTTCTGGGTTGTTTGATTCTGGAATTAAGATAATTTGATTCTTGTTATATCTAACTCGTTTAACAGTAGCGTTATAACCATTAACCATAACGACGCCCAACTGACCATTTTCTACTATAGAATCTTTTTCGACTACAACTACATCGTTTTCTTGGAAAATTTTATCCATGCTATCGCCAGACACTCTCAAACCAAATTCTTCTTTGTCAGAATTAAGATTTTTAGTAGCGAAGTATATGTAATCAACTAAATTTTCTTCACTATAGATAGGTAAGCCTGCAGATATTTTTGAAACAACTGGAATCTTTTTGACTGGTAGGGTTTCTAGTTGAGGTTGCTCGATATCCATAATTTCCTCTGGTTTAATATTTAACCCTTTACAAATTTTGATGACATTTTCTACCTTAGCATTAAATACTCCTCTTTCTAAAATAGATCTAACAGTTGTATAAGCTAAACCAATTTCTTTTGAAAAAGCTTTTATACTCCCAGATTTCAATTCCATAAGTCGTTTTAAATCTTTTTCTTTAGTCATTTTCGTTTACCTCATTTCTAATTTGTACCTATATAATACCATGCGAAAAATCGTATATCAAGTAAAAATAAAAATAAAAAATGCGAATTTTAGTGTTGACTCAGTACGAAAATTCGTATACACTTTAGTTAAGCAATCGGAAAGGTTGCTAAAAATTATAATTTGGAATACGAAAATTCGTATTAGGAGGGGTACTATGTTGAAGAATTTCAACGATATTAGAAAAGAGAAAAAAGTATCTCTGGTTGATTTAGCAGACTTATTAGAAGTCAGATACCAAACGGTAGCAGATAAGATAAATGGTGTTTCTGATTTTAAATTTGGAGAGGCATTACTTATTAAAAATGAATATTTTCCAGAGTATGACATTGAATATCTTTTTGAAAAAGAAAAAGAACGACAAACAAATTAAAGGAGGAATTCAAATGCAAGATTTACAAATTTTCAATTTTGAAGAATTACCAGTAAGGACGTTAACAGTAAATGAGGAACCATTTTTCGTCGGTAAAGATGTAGCGGAAATCTTGGGCTACTCAAACACGAGAGACGCATTATATAGACACGTTGACGGTGAAGATAAGGACGTCGTGAAACTCGACACCCTTGGTGGTAAACAAAGTCAAACTATTATCAACGAATCAGGATTATACAGCTTAATATTCTCATCAAAATTAGAATCAGCTAAACGTTTCAAACGCTGGGTAACATCAGAAGTTTTACCTACATTAAGAAAAACTGGAACTTATCAAATACCTAATGATCCAATGCAAGCATTAAAACTGATGTTTGAAGCAACGGAACAAACTAAAGAAGAAATTGCAACAGTGAAAGCAGATGTTATTGATATCAAAGAAAATCAAAAGCTAGATGCAGGAGAATACGGATTGATAACAAAAACAGTTCATCAACGCGTTGCTTATATCAGACAAATTCACGGACTACCTAATAATAAAGAAGTTAACAAACCTTTATATAGAGATATTAACAGTAACGTAAATACGATGGCTGGTATTAAAACAAGAACACAATTAAAACAAAAACATTTCGATGACGTAATGAATATGATCACAAATTGGTTTCCATCTCAATCAACAATGTATGTCATCAAACAATTAGAAATGGACTTTGAAAACGAAGTATAAGGAGTGATAGCAATGGAATACATTGGATTTGCGGACGCTATCGAGTTTGTGAAAATAAGTGGAATTTCTAAAAACGATTTAGAAAAGCACGTTTATAGCAATAAAGAGTTCCAAGAGAAATGTATGTACAGATTTGGCAAGAATCATAAACGCTACATCAAGATTAGACCGGCAATTGACTTTATAGAACAAAATTTAATGGTGCCAGAAACGGCACTTTAGAGGAGGTTTACCGAAGAAAGAGGATATATCGAAAAATTTTTAGAAATGAAAGGAGAGGATGATAAATGAAATATCTATTAAGCTACATGACGATGTTTATCGCAATGATTATCACATTACTTTTAGGAGGTGGTTTCTTTACGGTAATAGCATTTTCAATGTTAACCCTTATTTTCAGCAGTTTCTTCTGGGAAAAGTGGCTTGAGATAACAAAAAAGACTGAAACTTGCGCCAACAAGTAACAGTCAAACACTTACTAAAATATACAACTTAAATATACAAGTGGAGGAGAGAAAATGCAAGAGGTAATTACACTCAAGTTGACTAGAGAAGAATACTCTCAACTAATCAAAAGCCAAATAGATTTAGATTTCTTGCAAAGTGATTACGACTTTTTAAACAAACGTTACGAAGATATGTGCGATAGATATTTTGAACTTAGAAAAGATTTCAGAAAAGCTATAGAATCGTGCAAAACACAAAGCGAAACAATCAAAGTCATGGAAAGAACAATCGACATGCTGCATAAAGGAGTGATTGGGATTGAAAGAAACAGTGACATATCTAATTAAACTGAAAGACGCTCCTTTCGACCTGTATATCACTAATAAACCTAGCACAAACTTTCCGACTATCAAGTATTCAACAAGTATTGGAGATGCTAAAGGTTTCGACGGATTAGATAAGTCTGTTATCGACATGACAAAGCATACAGCAATTAAAAAAACAGTAACAGAAACAACTGAATACGAGGAGGTTAAGTATGACTGAACAACTTAACTTATATCAAAAAATAGCAGACGTTAAAGCTAATATTGAAGGCTTTACTAAAGATACAAAAGGTTACAACTATTCATATGTTAGTGGATCTCAAGTGTTACACAGAATCAGAAATAAGATGATTGAACATAATTTATTACTCGTACCAAAAACATCTGATGAAAATTATAAGCAAATCGAGGTTACTAGATTTAACAAAAAAGCGTCTCGTGAAGTTACTACATCAGAGTTTGTTGTTGAGATGAAATTAACTTATTTATGGATTGACGCAGACAAACCAGAAGAGCAACTTGAAGTAAGTTTTTATTCTGTAGGACAACAAGATGACGTATCTAAAGCACATGGTACAGCGCTAACATACGCAGAACGTTACTTTTTAATGAAATTTTTCAATATACCAACTGATGAAGATGACGCAGATGCAAAACAAAAGCAAGAAAAGTACAACAAAGCAAGTAGTCAAACGGTCGGTGTTCTAAAGCAAGAAGTACTTAACTTCATTGACCTTATGAAATCACTAGACAAAGAAGTATCACAGCAACAAGTTGAACAAAAATTTGGAATACAAAATTACACATCAATGACAGAACAACAAGCAGTAAACACAATTTCTAAAATACAAAACATGGCAAATAAGTATAAGGAGAATGAACAATGAATTTAGTAAATTTAACAGGACGTATTACTAAAGATTTAGAACTTAAACAAGCAGGACAAACACAAGTAACTAACTTCTCTATGGCAGTAGACAATCCATTCAAAAAAGATGACACATCATTCTTTGACATCGTAGCGTTCGGTAAAACTGCACAACTATTAAACGACTATTGCGGTAAGGGAAGCAAAGTTTTAATCGAAGGCAACTTGAAACAAGATAGATTCCAAGATAAAGAAGGTAACAATCGTTCGGTAGTACGAGTGATTGCTAACAGAATTGAATTTTTAGATAACAAAGGTAATAACCAACAAAACAACCAAACTCAACAACAAAGAGGACAAGCACCATCAGGCAATAATCCGTTTGCTAACGGCACAGATATAGAAAATTCAGAATTACCGTTCTGATTGGACTGATTAAATGGTAGTAATAAAAAACTACATTACAGAAGATGACGGTACTACAACTGTAGTCATCAAAGGAGTAGAACTAGATAACAAAACATCGTTACTTTTAGACAACGGTTACGAAGTAGAAGCAGATGTAAGAGTTGTAGATCCATTCAAGATTACAGATAAGCAGCGTAGAAAAGTGTTTGCTCTCTGTAACGACATAGAAGCATACACAGGACAACCCCGTGATTATATGAGGTATTTGTTCATGGATTACGTAGAAGTCCTCTACGGCTATGAAAAACGCCTCTCATTGAGCGATTGCACAAGAGAACAAGCTAAACAAGTTATAAATGTAATGTTCGAATGGATATTCACTAACGGAATACCACTTAATTACAAAACAAGCGAAATGATGAAAGAAGATAAAAATTATCTCTATTGGGCAACTGTTACAAGACACTGTGTAATATGTGGTCAACCTAATTCAGACCTAGCACACCTAGAAGCAGTAGGTAGAGGAATGAAAAGGAATAATATGAACCACTATGATAAACACGTTTTAGCGTTATGTCGTAAGCATCATACAACGCAGCACCAAATGGGGATAGAAAGTTTTAACAAATATTACCAATTACAAGATAGTTGGATAAAAGTTGACAGTAAATTAAATGCCATGCTGAAAGGAGAGAAAGCGAATGATAGATAGATTTGATGTAGGAGAACGTATCAACGATAGAAGATCACGATTAGGAATGACACAAAAAGAATTAGCTATTAAAACTGATACAACAAAATCAACAGTTCAAAAATGGGAGTCTGGTATGCATTTACCTAAAAAAGAAACAATCCCTAAAATAGCTAAACATCTAAAATATAGCGAAGGATATCTATTGTACGGGGAGTGATAAGAATGAACAATAGAGACTACATTTCGTCAATCATCACTCAATTCAGTGGGCAAAACAACATTATCCCAATACCTGCCATCTATTTAAAAATTACTGAAGATTATCCAACTGCTGCATTACTCAACCAATTGATTTATTGGTCGGATAGAACTCATAGAAAAGATGGTTACTTTTACAAATCTTATAAAGAGTGGGAAGACGAAATATATTTATCTAAATACCAAGTAATGCGTTCAATAAAAAAATTGAAAAGTATGGGAATTGTAGAAACTGCTTTGAAAAAGGCGAATGGGGCGCCTACAGTCCATTATAAAGTCGATAGTAAAGTTACTTCACAATGGATTGTTAAGTTTCTTAACAATGGAAAGTCAACAAACTTAACAATGGATAGTGAAGAAACTCAACAATCTTTAACAGAGATTACTACAAAGACTACTACAGAGATTACTAACAATAATATATTGTCGGGTAACCCGACTGTGTCTCGAATACCTTATAAAGAAATTGTTGATTACCTTAATGAAAAAACTGGTAAAAACTTCAAGCATAAAACAGCTAAAACAAGAAAGTTTATTGAAGCAAGATGGAATCAAGATTTTAGATTGGACGATTTTAAAAAGGTGATTGATGTCAAAACTGATGAGTGGTTAAACACAGACAGTGATAAGTACCTTCGACCTGAAACGTTATTCGGTACTAAATTTGAAGGTTATCTAAATCAAAAGACAAAATCAACTGGCATGGATCAACTAGAAAGAATGAAGTATGACGAGAGTTATTGGGACTAGGAGTGATTATAAATGCAATCAATGGAGAGTTTAGCTAGAAATATCAAACCTAGTAAAAACATCGTAGAAGAACAACACAACCTTAAATGTAGTAAATGTGGCAACACATACGACTACTACAAATTTAGTAACGGTCATGAGTTCAGACATGGTTGTGACTGTTCGATGATACAAGCTGGTAAAGAAGCAGAGCGAAAAAGAAAGCAAAAATATATCAACAGTATTTTTAGTCAATCAACAGTTAATGGCTCATTAAAAGATGCGACTGTAAATAATTACCAACCTCAGAACGAAAAGCAAGTATACGCTAAAAAAACAGCCATAGAGTACGTTAAAACATTTTCGGTAGATAAACCTAAGTCACTCATCTTACAAGGCTCATATGGTACCGGAAAAAGCCATATAGCATATGCCATTGCTAAGGCAATTAAAAACGAGGGATATTCAGTTGCTTTTATGCACATTCCAATGTTAATGGAGCGTATCAAAGCGACATACAACAAGAACGCTGCAGAAACAACAGATGAACTCGTTCAGTTATTAAGCAACATAGATTTATTAGTACTCGATGATATAGGCGTTGAAAACACAGAACACACATTGAATAAACTGTTCAGCATTGTGGATAACAGAGTAGGTAAGAATAACATCTTCACTACCAACTTTAGTGATAAAGAACTTAATCAAAATATGAATTGGCAAAGGATCAATTCGAGAATGAAACATAACGCTAGGACTGTAAAGGTACTAGGCGATGACTACAGGGAGCGTGACGCATGGTAAAGGAAAACATTATGCAAATACTTGAGTGTTCCGATGTGTATGCTCAAAAATTACTTGATTGGGCGAATGGTAATCAAGAGAAACTTATCAAGATGATTAATGACAAGCTAGAAGAAAAAAGCAACAGACAGGCAATAACGGAGGTGTCCTAATGGCAATTTTGGAAAAGTATTATCTTTATAGACCTGACGGAACAGAAGAAATAAAAGTAGAGAAACGCGAGACTAATTTGAACATCGTTAAATCACTCACAGGCGCTCATTTTGGAGAAGAAAGTAAAAAGATGACTGATAGTGAATTGAAACGTTTTAAGGGCGTATACGAACTTCTATATGAAGAAGAACTAGGTTTACAAGCAACGATATTCGATATGTAGGAGTGACGACGTGAGTAAATACAATTCTAAAAAAGTTGAATATAAAGGTGTCGTGTTCGATAGCAAAATTGAATGCGACTACTACCAATATTTAGAACGTAACTTAGGCAAGGAATATGATCATATCGAATTACAACCTAGATATGAGTTGATACCTAAGTTTGATAACCAACGTAAAACAGAATATATAGCCGACTTTGCATTATGGAATAATAACAAGCTGCTTGAAGTGATAGACGTAAAAGGAATGCCAACAGAAGTAGCGAAGTTGAAAGCGAAAATATTTAGATATCAAAACAGAGAAGTACCACTCACATGGATATGTAAAGCACCTAAATACACAGGGCAAGAGTGGATAACTTATGAAGAACTACTAAAAGCACGCAGAAAGCGTAAAAAGGAGAAGATGAAGAATGGATGAAAAAACTAGAATAAATGAAGCTTATGAAAGATTAGAAAAAGAAGGACTTAACTTCAAAGAAGATAAAGCGATTTTTAAACTCAAAGATGGAACTATGGAGATTTATTTTGATGAAGAAGAAAAAACAATAAAAACAGAATTTCACGATATGAACGTTTTTGTATCTGATGAATTAAAAGATATAGACACTTTCGAAGTATTGAAAAATTTGGTGTAGGAGTGATGAGTAATGGCTAACAGAGAAGAAACAATTGAAGTTGAAGCAACACTCAAAGTGAGATGTAAATATCCAGTATGGATAAACAATCGTATTACGAAAGAAGAAGAAAAAGAGCGCATTTTAGATTTAATAAGTAAGAACCCTGAAAAAGAGTTAATGAGCGAAGATTTTAAATTAATTGAATTGGTAGAGGTGGAGTGAATGGAATTAGCAAAGAATAGAACGATTGAATTTAAAAATAATAGATTATATTACGTTGTAAAAACTGAAGAACAGAAACACTTATTGCCAGTTGAAGATGTACACGAAGCTGAATATACAGGCACACCATGGAAACTTATTGTAAGACGTATTAAGTATTCTGGTTACAGTCCTGAAGAAGCTTTATTCGAAGAGTATAACGAACAAGATACAGAAATGAAAGAGAGAAAACGACTATCTCAATTAGAACATGAGGATAGAATGAGGTTAGTAAGACTAGAACGACAAAAAGAATTGGACCTAAGACGTAAGAAACCACACTTATTTGAAGTTACTCAAGTACATCCTCGTAGTGAATGGTGTACGTACCTTATGGAAAATGACATCTTCCCTAGAAAGGTTGCGAAATGATATGAATATAAAATTAATAAAAGAAAAAATCGACAATGAAAATAAAAGAATGGGAAGCGAGTTGGAATACACTTTCAAATATAAAGGCCATAAATGTAAGGTGAAACGCATTGAAGAATATGGTCATTTGTGTGGATATATATATTTAAATGTCAAAAGAGGAAGCGAAGAATATGAAATTATAGATGAGTTGGCGCATTGCGGTGTATCTTATCACAAAGGTAACTTGATAGGTTTTGATTGCGCGCATGCAGGAGACTTTTCACTGCGTATGTATAATCTATTTGAAAATAAAACTTATCTAAGCGATTTAGAAACATATAAAGATCTTGAATATGTAGAAAATAACATAAAAGAAATCATAGACTCTTTGCAAAAGGGTGGTTAAATCATGAGTATTAAAGATTTGAATAGAGGCGATAGAATCAGAATGCAAGAAGTTAATGGTGATGAAATTACAGTGCAAATAGAAGGTGTATATCGTTTAACCGGGGCAAAAACTGGGCCGAAAACTGGGTCAAATCTTGCTATAGAAAAATGGGTTGCTGATGTAGAAGCAATTGACGGGAGAACTTGGACTATTGATGATAGTTACGATTTTTACTCATTGGCTAATGAAAATGAACCTGTGGAAATGACGTTAGATGACAAGGTTAACCGCCCAACACATTATACGTATGGAGATATAGAAGTTATAGACTTCATAGAGCAGGTCACTAAAGATTACAAACCAGAGTTAGCATTTGCGATTGGTAATGCAATTAAATATATAAGTCGAGCTAATCGTAAGAACGGAAAAGAAGATTTAGACAAGGCGCGTTGGTATTTAAACAGAGCATTTGAGAAGTGGGAGGATTAATAAAATGAGAAATACATTGACAGATTTAAACAATCATTTATTTGCACAATTAGAAAGACTAAGTGATGAAGATTTAAAAGGCGAAGAATTAAAAGAGGAGTTACAAAGATCTAGTGCAGTTTCTAAAGTAGCTCAAAATATCATTAATAATGGCAGTTTAGTACTGCAAGCACAAAAGTTTAAAGATGAAAAATTAGATGCAGAATCAGAAATCCCTAAGTTGTTAGGAGAGTAATGGCCATGAGACATGTATGGACTGATGAGCATGAAAAATATATTCGAAATAACATCAAAGGTAAAACTAAGAAAGAAATGACAGAAATGTTTAATAAGGAGTTTGGCACTGATGTTACTACAGATAAAATGAAAGGGTTTTGTTCGAGAAAAAGGATAAGAAGTGGGGTTGATTGTAAGTTTAAAAAAGGTGTGCCTTCTTGGAACAAAGGTAAAAGCTTTCCTTCCAGAGGTAGAAGCGCTGAAACTCAATTTAAGAAAGGACAAAAGCCCGATAACACATTTCCTTTAGGAACGATAAAAATCACTACTGACGGTTATAAGTTTATAAAAATCAAAAAACGAGGTTCAAAAAACGAATGCTGGAAACAATACACACATTATTTATGGGAACAAAAGCACGGACCTGTGCCCAAAGGATATTGTTTAATACATTTGAATCAAAACAGGTCAGACTGTAGCGAAGAAAATATAGCATTGGTAAGTCGTAAAGAATTAGTGCGCATTAACAAACTTAATTTAACGTCGACTGATCGCGACCTGACTAAAGCAGGAATCAACTTTGTTAAATTATTACACAAACAAAAAGAAGTTAAGGACAAAATAAATGCTGCTAAGTGACACGGTATCTCAACGATACAAATACAACACACAAGGCAAGACACCTACAGAGATACAGCGTGAATTACGACAGCTAGGTGTTAAAGGCTTTGTGGTTAAGGTAGCAGGAAGTAGAGTGACGATGAAAGTTAGTGAAAACGATATTAAAAAGAACAGGGAGTGTTTGAGATAGATATAAAAAATCATTTATATACTTTCCAAGCTATATGTACCAATGTAGTTGACGGTGACACGATAGATATTTTACTGGATTTAGGCTTCAAGACAACTGCAGAACGTAGAGTAAGGTTACTTAATGTAGATACACCTGAAAGAGGACAAGAGAATTATAAAGAAGCTACCGACTTTACTAAAACGTGTGTAGAAGGCAAGAAGATATACGTACAGACCTACAAGAGCGATGTGTTCGGTAGATACCTAGCTAATGTGTGGTACGAGGACGGGAAATATTGCTTAAACGATGAGTTAAGAAAAGCAGGGCTTTTGAAAGAGAATTCTAAATGGAATGAGGGATAGGAATGGCAGAAATAACTAAAGAACAATTATTAGAATTTATCAGGAATAAAGACTTAGATTTAGACGAAAGCTATCCGCGTAGTGATTGGTGGAAGTTCAGAGATGAACGTGACTCATACAAGAAACAACGTGATGAACTCATCAATGATATGGCAGAAATTAAAAAGAAGGCAGAGGCGTTTGATGAGATAGATGATTTAATCGTTAACGGGACATTAAAAGATAGAGAACCGGATGCAATATTTCAAAACATCTGTCATGTGATTATAAATTTTAAGGAGCGTGCAGATAATGAAAGATAAAGATTATAAAAGTTTATGGATAAAGTTGAAAGAGAAGAAATTAAAAGAATATGTGGAAGTACATCGCTCAGTAAATCAAATAATAACACCAAACAATCAATATCAGTTGTTTCAAATAGCTAACGCAATGGTAAGTGAAAACGAATTAAATCGAGATTTAAAATACATGGACCAACTAGACGGAACGCATGAGTTTCAAAATTTATTAAGTGATTTGGAGGCTTGCAATGGACAATAGAGAATTTATCCAACGTTGCATAGTATCCTCTACAGCTTTTACAGGACACGACGGGTGTTTGTTAATCAAAGAGCTTAACGAAGTATATCGCAAGGCAGAGTTGTACGACAAAATAGTGGAAAATAATTCAAAGAGTTTAGTAGAAAATGGAGGAACAATAAATGACTAATCAATTAACAGTAGATCAATTAATTAAACAGGTAGAACAATGGAGTAAGGATAAAGATTTGCACAATGGCAATCCGGATAGACAAGCGTTGAAGTTTTATGAAGAGGCAGGAGAAGTCGGCGCAGCATTATCACGTAGTAATTTAGAGGCATTAAAAGACGGTATAGGCGATACAGTCGTTACATTAATCATATTAGCACAACAACATGATATGACGTTACAGGAGTGTTTACAGTTTGCATATGATGAGATTAAAGGAAGAAAAGGAAAGACAATCAATGGAACATTCGTCAAAGAAGCAGACCTTAAAGAGTAAGGACATAGTAGAAAAAGTAAAAGAGGTGTTGAAAAAGTGAAAGACTTTGAACAACCGACAATAAAAATATTAAAAAGATTATTTAACGGAAAAGATGAAACTAATATTCATATATCTTATCTGAACCTAGTAGATTATGAAGTTATTGAAATGATAACTAATTATAAACTTTCAGAAACTCATACAAGAAACCAACATTTTAGAGATGTAGTGACTTTGAAATTTAAAAAGAAAGAGTAAAGAGGTGCTTGGTAAGTGACACAATACTTAATCACAACATTCACAGATTCAACAGGTATACAACACAGACATGTAGCAAAGCTTAAAGATAATCAGACGGCAACTGTGATTAATGCAGAGAGTAAAGAAAAGGCAATGAAGATATATGAGGAGGATAAGATGATTAAACGAATATTAAAAATTTGGTTCACTATCGCAATGTACGAGTTAGGTAAGTGGATTGGCAGAGAAGTTTATTACAAGTTGACTGCAAACGATGAGGTGGAAGTACCTAAGGACTTTGACGAGAATGACCACGCTCATTTAAATGGCATATACGGAGGTTATTAAATATTGGGTGAAATTATATATATGATTACAATTATAACATTGTCTATAGTCTTTGTTTTAATGGAGATATTTATAATATATCTTTTTGTTGAAGGAATTAAATACAAGGAATATGTAACGATTGGGTTTTCCGTTACCATGTTTTTACTTTCTATCTTGCTATTTTTACACTTTTTATATTTTGGGATTTTAGGAGGTTATTAATGTGATTTGGATAAGTTTTTCATCGGTAATAATTGTGTTAGTACTGTGTATTTTTGCTATATATAAGTGGATTAAAGCAGAGAAAAGAGTTAATGAGTTACAGGAAGATAAACATGGATTGCAATTAGATAAGTTACATTTAGAAAGAGAGGTATCTTGGTTGAAAAATAAGGATAATAAAAACAACATAGGCAAATACGTGGTTGAGTTAAAAAAAGGAGTATATTTAGTGAAAAAATATATAGGTAGTTATGGAAACACATGCATAATCACTGACAATGTATTTGAAGCTTTATCTTACGACGATTTATATTCAGCTAAAGAAGATGCATGTAGTTTTAACGGACGTGTACTAGAACACAAACCTAATTTAGAGGTGGTCAAACAATGTGGGGCGTAATAGCAATCATTATATTAGTTTTACTACTATTTGGCTCTATACTTGAACAGAATGATCTAAAACATCAGTTAGAAGTGAAAGAGTATGAGATTAAGACATTGAAAGATAAGTTGGAGAATGGAGGGTAAGTGATGTTTTATAAATCCAAGTGGATTAAATTAAAAACTCTAGTTCTTAGTTTAATTTTGATGATGCAAAACGATAAAGACCGTAGTACCCATGTTAAAATCGGTGAAATTGTAGCTTTAGAAAGTATATTAAGTAAAATGGATGAATATGACGGCGGTAATGATTTTCAAAATTTAAAGTACGAAGAACACAAAAAGCGAATTAATAAAAAAGAAAACTAAAGGAATGGAGGGTAAGTATGATAACGATTGAACGACACGATATAAAGAAACTAGAAGATTATATCAAAAACATAGAACGCTACAGACGAGAGTTAAAAGTAAGAGAGTATGAATTACTAGAAAACCACGAACCCGAGAATGTAGGTGCAGGTAAAAGTAATATACCAGGTAATCCTATCGAGAGAGAATCAATTAAGAAGTTAAGTGACAATCGTTATAACAACTTACGGAACATTGTAAAAGGTGTAGATAAACTTATTTATGAATCAGATGAAGACACACAAGACTTAATGCGTTTGAGATATTGGGAATGTCCAATAGGTTGTAGTGAATGGGAAGATATAGCTGACTACTTTGGAACAAGTAAGACGAGTATATTAAGACGACGTGATGCGATGATAAATAGATTAGCAGAATTCATAGGTTATGTGTAAGGTGGACTTTTGAAGTGTGTAAGTCCGTTTATAATCGGTGTATTATGATATTGTAAGAATTACCTCACAAGACATAGTGTTTATCCTTTCGCACTATGGTGGGGTATTCAATATTGAAGTGATTGGATAAGTGTTTATCGTCCTTGATTAGACGTTGCGCATCCGATTACTTAACTATCCGTCAGAGTGGCGGGTAGTTTTATTGAATCTTACAACACGGCTTCCGATACGATGATATGAATACTTGACATGTAATTTTTCTCCTACCTTAATTAGTTATCCGTGAGAACACACGGGTAACTTATTTTTATGTATTGATGTGACATAGAGATGTGACATGAGTACATAAACTCAAATAAATAACAAAACATAATCATTAGGCACTGTTTACGCAGTGTCTTTTTTTATACGTCAAACAAAGGTGTTTAACCGTGAGAGTAGGTGGTAATATACGATGACTAACATGCAAAATAACGCAACATTCGGGGCGTACTTAGAATTAACCAAGAAACAACAAGAATATATACGCTTGAAGAACGAAACAGATTTAGCAGAGGGAGAAATAGCAGTAGAAATTGACGTTAATCGTTCTACTATATCCCGTTGGAAGCATAATGATAAATTCAGAGAGGGTTTTAAAGGTTACCAAGCAGAGCATTTATCTAAGCAGGTACCGAAAGCCTTACAAACGATGATTAACTTGTTAGACGCTAAAAGTGAACTAGTACGCTACCAAGCCTCTAAAGATATATTAGATCGTACAGGTTACACTCCTGTAGAAAGACAACAAATCGAAACGACTGCGACGGTACAGTTCAATGACGATATCGATTAATCTATCTGAACTTTTACCTAAACATTTCCATAGCTTGTGGAAAGCGACTAAAGATAGAGAGAAGCTGAACATAGTAGCTAAAGGTGGACGTGGTAGTGGTAAGTCGTCTGATATATCTATCATCATTACACAGTTAATCATGCGCTATCCTATGAATGCAGTTGTAGTACGTAAGACAGACAATACATTAGCTACATCAGTATTTGAACAAATTAAGTGGGCGATAGAAGAACAAAAAGTGTCGCACCTGTTCAAAGTTAAAGTGTCGCCAATGGAAATCACATATGTACCTAGAGGGAATCGAATTATCTTTAGAGGGGCGCAGAACCCTGAACGATTAAAGTCGTTAAAAGATAGTCGGTTCCCTTTTTCTATCATGTGGATAGAGGAGTTAGCAGAGTTTAAGACAGAAGATGAAGTCACTACAATTACTAACTCTATGTTACGTGGTGAATTAGATGACGGATTATTTTACAAGTTTTTCTTTAGTTACAACCCTCCTAAGAGAAAACAATCGTGGGTTAACAAAAAATATGAGACCTCATTCCAACCGGATAATACGTTCGTACACCATTCGACGTACTTAGATAATCCTTTTATATCTAAACAGTTTATACAAGAGGCAGAGAGTGCTAAAGAACGTAACGAACAACGTTATCGTTGGGAATATATGGGTGAAGCTATTGGTAGTGGCGTTGTACCGTTTAACAACTTGCAAATAGAGAAGATACCTGATGAGTTGTATAAGAGTTTCGACAACATACGCAATGCTGTAGACTTTGGATACGCTACTGATCCACTAGCGTTTGTACGTTGGCACTATGATAAGAAGAAACGTATTATCTATGCAGTTGATGAACACTATGGCGTACAGATAAGCAACAGAGAGTTTGCTAACTGGTTAAAACGTAGAGGTTATCAATCTGATGAGATATACGCAGATAGCGCTGAACCGAAGTCAATCGCAGAGCTAAAACAAGAACATGGTATTAAGCGTGTTAAAGGTGTGAAGAAAGGACCTGACAGTGTAGAACACGGGGAACAATGGCTTGATGATTTAACCGCTATTGTGATAGATCCTAACAGAACACCTAATATAGCGAGAGAATTTGAGAATATCGACTATGAAACTGACAAAGACGGCAACGTCAAACCGAGATTGGAAGATAAAGACAACCATACGATAGACGCCACTAGATACGCCCTAGAGCGTGACATGAGACAGAATAAACTTAGCATACTTACGTAAACGAGGTGATTAGCATTAACTGGCCATGGGATAAACCATATCATGAACAAGTGGTAGAACAAATTAAACCGAAGTATGAAACGCAAGAAGAAATGATATTGCGCTTAGTTAGAGAGCATAAAGAGAATATAGACAATATCACAATGGGTGAAAGATATTATAATCATCACCCAGATATATTAGACGCTCCTTTCAAAAGAGATGTGAACGGCGACTATGACGAAACTAAACCAGACTGGCGCATGTATACTAACTACCATCAAAACTTAGTAGACCAGAAAGTAGCTTATGCAGTTGCTAATCCAGTGACATTTGGTGTAGATAATGACAAAGCATTAAAGCAAATACAACATACACTTAATCACAAGTGGGATGACAAGTTAGTAGATATATTAACTGCTGCAAGTAATAAAGGTATCGAATGGGTTCAACCTTATGTAGATGAAGAGGGAGAGTTTAAAACGTTTCGTGTACCTGCAGAACAAGCTGTACCTATTTGGACTAATAAAGAAAGAGATGAACTGCAAGCGTTTATCCGTGTATATGAATTAGACGGAGCAGAACGCGTTGAGTATTGGACTAAAGATGATGTGACGTTCTATGAGTTGAAAGAAGGACAACTTATCCCTGATTTCTACCGTAGCGAAGATCATATACAACCTCATTATTATCAAGGTAATAAATTGATGAGTTGGGGACGTGTTCCTTTTATTCCGTTCAAGAACAACCCACAAGAAGTATCTGACTTATTCATGTACAAAACAATCATAGACGCGTTAGATAAGCGATTATCAGACACACAAAACACTTTTGACGAATCAGTAGAGTTAATCTATATCTTAAAAGGTTATGAAGGTGAAGATATGAAAGACTTCATGCATAACCTTAAATACTACAAAGCAATTAGTGTTGCAGGAGAAAGTGGTTCTGGCGTAGATACTATCAAAGTAGAAGTGCCTATCGACTCTGTTAAGGAATACACGAAGATGTTACGTGATTACATTATAGAGTTTGGTCAAGGTGTAGACTTCCAACAAGATAAATTTGGCAATAGTCCAAGTGGTATCGCGCTTAAATTTATGTACAGTAACTTAGACTTAAAAGCTAATAAATTGAAGAACAAAACACTTACTGCATTACAAGAGCTATTGCAGTACATTATCGACTTCTACAGATTAGATGTGAGAGTGCAAGACATCGAGATTACATTCAACTTCAATGTAATGGTTAATGAGTTAGAAAACTCTCAAATCGCTATGAATTCTACAGGGTTATTATCTAAAGAAACTATTCTTGGTAATCATTCGTGGGTACAAGATCCTGTAGCTGAAATGGAAAGAATAGAGCAAGAAAACATAGAACTCAATCAACAACTCCCTGACATTGAGGAGGGATTGAATGACGAACAACAAAGACAATCCGAAGATAACCAATCAGAATGACATAGATAACTACATCGACAAACTGGTTAATCAAGCAGAGAAAGAAATAGAAACTCTATTTGCTAAACGTTTGAAAGAAATCAAACAGATTATTGCGAACATGTATGAGAAATACGATAGAGATGAACCACAAGTGACGTGGACTGAATTCAATAAATACAACAGGCTCAACAAAGAACTTAATCGTATAGGACAGATGTTATCTCAAGACTACAGAGAAGTCGCTAAGGCTATCAAACAATCACAACAGAACGTCTATATCGAAAAGTACATGATGAGCCTATTTTTGTATGAAGTAGCAAGTCAAACGTCTATGAACTTTGATATACCTACTCCGCAGACAATACAGACGGCAATTGAACAACCTATTGAGTTTATCAAGTTAGTACCTACACTACAGAAACATCGTGATGATACATTAAAACGTATTCGTACACACATAACACAAGGCATTATGAGTGGTGAGGGATATTCTAAGATAGCTAAAGCATTAAGAAATGATTTAGGTATGTCAAAAGCTCAATCAGTAAGAGTAGCACGTACAGAAACAGGACGCGCATTGTCACAAGCAGGATTAGATAGTGCAATGGTAGCTAAAGATAACGGACTTGATATGAAGAAACGTTGGTATGCTACTAAAGATACACGCACACGTGATACACACAGACACTTAGACGGCACTTCGGTCGATATTGAAGATAACTTTCACTCAAGTGGTTGTGTAGGTCCTGCACCTAAATTATTTGTTGGTGTAGCTAGTGCAAAAGAGAATATTAACTGTCGTTGTAAGCTTCTTTATTACATAGACGAAGATGAATTACCTACAACGATGAGAACTAAAGAAGATGGCGTGATACCTTTCACTAACTATAGAGAGTGGGAGAAGAACAAACGTAAGCAGTAAATACTCGACCTTAGCACCGTCGTTAAAAGGCTTCTTTTTTATACAAATCTTTCGTGTCGTAACACGTTAAAAACGTAAAAGGAGTAGTTAAATATGGACTTATACGCATTATTAGGGCAATTTAAAGACGGTGAAATCGATAAACAGAAAGTGATTGATGCTATTGATGAATCGAAATCAGGTATGGTACCACGTTCTCGATTGAATGACAAGAACGCTGAAATTGATGAGTTAAAAGCAGAGATTACTAACCGTGATGAACAAATTGCCAAGTTACAAGACTCTGTGAAAGATGATAGCGAGTTACAAAAAGAACTCGACGAATTAAAAGATAAAAACGCAGAGTGGCAAACTAAGTACCAAGAATCACAATTGAATAACGCTGTTAAGTTAGCAGTTGCTAAAGATGCAAATGACGCTGACGATATTCTAGCTTTCATCAACAAAGATGAACTAGAACTACAAGATGACGGCAAAGTTAAAGGTTTAGATAAAGCGATTGAATCGCTAAAAGAGTCTAAACCTTATTTATTTGCTGAAAGTAAACCTAGTGGACGTACACCAGATGACGGTAAAAACGTAAATGGTGGGATTACACAAGAAGAATTTAACAATATGAGTGTCGCAGAGAGAACTAATCTATTCGTTAACGATAGAAAAACTTACGACACTCTAATAAATAATTAGAAAAGAGGTAATAACATATGGCACAAGGAACAACAACTAAAAGTACACAAATCGTTCCAGAAGTATTAAAACCTATGATGCAAGCAGAATTAGATAAGAAATTGAGATTTGCACAATTTGCAGACATTGACAGTACATTAGTAGGACAACCAGGTGACACTTTAACTTTCCCTGCATTTGTTTACAGTGGTGATGCTACAGTAGTACCTGAAGGACAAAAAATTCCTGTAGACAAAATTGAAACTAACAGACGTGAAGCTAAAATTCATAAAATCGGTAAAGGTACTGATATTACTGATGAAGCTTTATTATCTGGTTATGGTGATCCGCAAGGTGAAGCAGTACGTCAACATGGTTTAGCTATTGCTAACAAAGTAGATAATGACGTATTAGAAGCTTTACGAGGTACAAAGTTAACTGTAAGTGCAGACATCGGCACATTAGCAGGTTTAGAAGCTGCGATTGATACATTTGACGATGAAGATTTAGAACCGATGGTATTATTCGTTAACCCTAAAGACGCTGGTAAGTTACGCTCTAGTGCTTCTGCAAACTTCACTCGTGCTACTGAATTAGGCGACAACATTATCGTTAAAGGTGCGTTTGGCGAAGCGTTAGGAGCTGTTATTGTACGTTCTAAGAAATTAGATGAGGGCGAAGCTATTTTAGCTAAACGTGGTGCAGTTAAACTTATCACTAAACGTGATTTCTTCTTAGAAACTGACCGTGATCCTTCAACTAAGACAACTGCTTTATACAGTGATAAACACTATGTAGCATACTTATATGACGAATCTAAAGCAGTTAAGGTAACTAAAGGCGCAGGAACTACAGACTCAGGTGCATAAAAGGAGGTAGTGACGTATGTATAAGGTAATCGTGTATTTCACAGACTTACAAGATGACAACTACGAGTATAACGTTGGAGACACGTTCCCTCGTAAAGGTTTAAATGTAAGTGATGAGCGATTAACTGAACTATCCACAAAAGAAAACCGTCAAAACAAGCCCCTTATTGAGCGTGTAGAGAGCGATAAAGACTTAAAAGGTATGAAAGTATCAGAATTAAGAGAACTCGCTAAAGAACGTGAAATAGAGGGATTTTCTAGTATGAAAAAAGATGAACTCGTTGAAGCATTAGGAAGTGTTAAGTAATGAACGCACAAGACGTTAAATTATTAAATAATCTTTCACTCGATGATACTTCAAATGACGAAACAATCGAATTACTTATTGAAAAGTATCTGAATGTAGCTGAAGAATATTGTAATCAAACATTCAATAGGAAGTCATTACCTAGTAATGTAGAGAAATTCATTGCTAACTGTATTAAACAAGGTACGACTAGCAATATTTCTTCACGTACTATGGGTACTGTGAGCTACACATTCGTTACTGATCTACCTAAGGAGACATACGGTTACCTTAAACCATTTAGACGCTTACGTTGGACTGGTTATCATGTTTAATCCATTAGACGAGTTTCCTCATACAATCGAATTAGGTTCAAGAGAGGTTGTAGGAGAGTATCCACGTGAACAAGAGCGCTTTAAGAGCGAAAAAACAATACAAGGCTTTATGGATACTCCCACTTCATCTGAACAACTCAAGTTTCATCAAATGAACCAATCATACGACAGAAACCTATATACGCCGTACAGCCTGCCAATAACTAACAAAAACTTATTCAAATACAACGGTAAAACTTACGAGGTAGTAGGAGAACCTGTCGACCAAGGCGGACAACAAGAAATCAACTTAACAAGATTGAGAGAATGTCCTATTGGCTAAGGTTAAATACGGAAATTGGGATTTAGTTAAGGAACTTGAGGAGTTTGAAAAAGAAACGATTAGATGGGCTAAAAAAGGTGTAGCCAAGACAACAACAATTATTCACAATTCAATAGTTAGTAACATGCCTGTTGATACCGGTTATCTTAGAGAAAGTGTTTCTATGGACTTTAAGAAGGGCGGATTAACAGGCGTTATTAATATCGGCAGTGAGTACGCAGTTTACGTCAACTACGGTACAGGGATATACGCAGTCGGTCCGGGTGGTAGTCGTGCAAAGAATATCCCGTGGCGTTACAAAGACGCAGACGGACATTGGCACACAACTAAAGGGCAACATGCACAGCCTTTTTGGGAACCTGCAATCGATGAAGGTAGAGCGTTTTTCAATAAGTATTTTTCATAAGGTGGTTAAGATATGTGGGTATCAGTAGAACGGTATCTGTTTAACAAGATATATAACAAATTAAAAAGCAACCCTATCATCAAAAAACAGCTTGGTGGTAGGGTTTTTGATTGCGTTCAAAAAGACGCTGTTTACCCATATATCGTTGTGGGTGAAACAAACGTCACTAATAAAGAAACGACAACGAGTATGTTTGAAGATGTAGGCGTAACCTTACACGTGTATAGTCAAGCGAGAAATCGTGATGAAGTAGCACAAATCATTCAGTTTTTAGGTCATGTACTTAATACTGAATTTGAAATCGAACATTACTCATTCATTAAAAGTCGGATTGATACACAAGAAGTGATAACTGACATAGATCAGTACACGAAACACGGTATCATCCGGCTTGTTTTTAAATACAGACACAATACTTTACAAAGGAGTGTAACGAATGGCGCAGAATAAATACATTGCAGCGTTACAAATTGCTGACAAAGTTTTAGCAAGTCAGTTAAAAGAAGAAGATGCTATTCTGTTAGCTAGTTTAGCTGAAGGTGGACACACAATCAGTAATGACTTAGCTGAAATGATTACAGGTGGCAAAAAAGACTATGGTCGTAACTCTGTAGAAGAAGAAATCAAGTTAACTGTTGACCGTGTTCCTGGCGACAAAGGTCAAGAAGCTTTAAAAGAGTCAGTTAAAAACTTCAAGCAGTTACGTTTATGGATTTGGGAAGTTAAGAAACGTGACGGTAAACATCACGGTACTTTCGCTTATGTAATTGTAGAAGAGCACGAATGGTCATTTGATGATGAGGATGACAAAATCGAAATCACTGCAAAAGTTAAATTTAACAGTGCTGACGGTTCTGTTGATTCATTACCACCAGAATGGCTTAATCCTAGTGCTGCTGCTCCTACAGTTGAATGGGAAGATATGGGAGCTTATACAGACTCATACGAAAACCGTACACCTAGTGCTGGCGCATAAGTTTTACGAGGGCATTAAGCCCTCTATTTTTTTGTACAAAATAACAGAAAGAGGTTAAAAAAATGACTGAAAATACATTCAATCCTATTACTGAATTAGAAATCAACGGAGAAGAAGTCGAAGCTAAAGCGACTTTTTTATTCGATAAAGCGGCTAAGAAATTTGCTAAAGATGAGCAAGACGAAAATGGTAAAACAACTAAAGTGTCTGGTTTCAATGCTATCTATAATGGCATTTTAGAACGTGATCCAATCGCAATTGCTGATTTTTGGGAATGTGCAACAGCTTATCTAGGTAAGAACGCACCTAAACGTGAAGATATCGAACAAACACTAATGGAAATTATTGATGAAAAACAAGACTCTATTGAATTGTTACAAGGTGCATTGCAAGTTTTAAATCATAGTGGTTTTTTCAAGCAGAAATCACGTCTATTCTGGACACAAATGAACTCGGCTCCATCTATGGTCAAAGAAGAAGAGAAAGAGTCTACGAAGAACGGTATCGAGTTCATGAAGAACAATTACAAAGAAATCATGGGCGAGCTACCTTACTAGATTATTCAGAAATACGGCAGATAACCAGTCAATACATAGGCTATCTTCCTTATGATGAATTAATGAGTTTGACGCCTAATGAATGGAAAGACTGGGTTGTAGGTCGTAGATTGGCGTTACTTGATGAACAAGAAACTTTATTATTTGGTGCTCAAGCTAACGGTCTTGTGCAAGCTGGTAAATCACTTAAACGATTACAGAAGCAGTTAGAGCGTGCAAGATACGAAGTACGTGGACAGTCAGAAGAATACGAACGTATGAAAGAACGTAAGTTAGCACATAACAAACGCATTAGAAATGTTCAGAAACAAGGTACACGACGCTTTATGAATTCATTACGCAATACTAGTCAAAAAGGAGGTTAGCCATGAATAAAAACTTTATGGCTCGTATATCGGCGATCATTACAGATTTCCAACGGAATATCAGAAAAGCTCAACGTATGGCTAAAACTGAAATACCTGACGAGATTGAAACACAAGTCGATGCGAATATCAGTAAGTTTAAACGAGCCTTAAACACTGCAAAAGCAATGGCTCAACGTTGGCGAGAACATACCGTTGATATAGACGGAAATGCTAACCCTGTTAAACGAGCAATTGCAGTAGTTAAAGAGAAATTACAGCAATTAAGAGATAAAGAAGTAGATATTAAAGGTAACAACAACCCCTTAAAACGTTCAGTATTAGGTGCTAAAGCTATGCTTGCAACCTTACATGATAAAACAGTAAAAGTTAACTTTGATACAAGAGGGATGACAAGAGCTCAAGTATTAACTAGAGCTTTAAGTCAGTCTTTAGATGAATACGGCGACAAAATGGATAGATTAGCTACTCGTATTCGTACATTTGGTACTGTGTTTGGACAACAAATCAAAGGTGTGCTAATCGCTAGTTTTCAAGGTCTTATTCCTATTATAGCTGGTTTAGTACCCGCCATCATGGCAGTAGCTAACGCATTAGGTGTAGTTGCTGGTGGTGCATTAGGTGTAGCTGGTGCATTTGGTATTGCTGCAAGTGGTGCGTTTGCATTTGGCACTATGGCAGTAAGTGCAATTAAAATGTTGAATGACGGAACATTACAAGCTACTGCGCAAACAAGAAGATACCAAGCGTCTTTAGAACAAGTTAAATCAACTTGGGAAGGTATTATCAAGCAAAATCAATCTCAAATATTCAATACGTTATCTAACGCTTTAGACACTGTTAACGTAGCTTTAGGACGCATGAAACCATTCTTAGCAGGTATCTCTAAAGGAATGGAACAAGCTTCACAGAGTGTCTTAAAATGGGCTCAAAACAGCCAAACTGCTAGCAAGTTCTTTAACATGATGAATACAACAGGTGTTAAGACATTCAACACATTATTAAGTGCTGCAGGACGTTTTGGTGACGGACTTATTAATGTATTCACTCAATTAGGTCCACTATTCTTATGGACTGCTAAAGGCTTAGATAATCTAGGTAAAAAGTTCCAAAACTGGGCTAACAGTGTAGCAGGTCAGAACGCTATTAAGTCGTTTATTGAATACACTAAAACTAATTTACCTAAAATAGGTCAAATATTTGGCAATGTATTCATGGGTATTGGTAACTTGATGAAAGCGTTCGCTCAAAACAGTTCTAATATCTTTGATTGGCTAGTTAAAATGACTGCTAAGTTTAGAGAATGGTCTGAACAAGTTGGTAAATCTGAAGGGTTTAAAAAGTTTGTTCAGTATGTACAAGAGAATGGCCCAGTCATTATGGATCTAATCGGTAATATCGTAAGAGTTTTGGTTGCATTCGGCACTGCAATGGCACCAATAGCAAGCGTGATATTAAAAGTAGTAACGGCATTAGCTGGTTTCATAGCTAAGTTGTTTGAAACACACCCAGCTATAGCTCGAATGGTTGGTATAGGTATGATACTCGGTGGTATGTTGTGGGCTTTACTAGCACCAATCATCGCAGTAAGTACAGTGCTATCTAATGTGTTCGGTGTAGGTTTAATCCAAGCTATCGGTAAAATGTTAGCTTTTGCTAGAAACACTCAAATACTTAGAAGTGCATTAAACTTAGTAAAAATAGCTTTCAGGCTCCTTATGAGCCCTATTAGTACAATTATGCGTATCTTACCTATGTTAAGTGGTGCTTTCCAAACATTGGGTGTAGCTATAGGCGCGATTTCATGGCCTGTATTGGCTATCATAGGCGTTATCGTTGCTTTAATAGGTATTATTGTTTGGTTATGGAAAACGAACGAGAATTTCAGAAAAACTTGTGTTGAAGCTTGGAACACAATTAAAGATACGATAATGAACGCTGTAAAAACAGTGATTAACTGGTTTAATCAGTTCAGAGCGTCTATCGAACAAACGCTCCAACCAATTATGCCTATCTTACAAATGTTAGGACAAGTTGCAAACCAAGTTCTCGGCTTCTTATTCATCAGCCTCATCAATGGTTTAGTAACTGCTTTCCAATCTCTTTGGACTGTGATTTCAGTAGTATTCACTGCGATAGGTGGAATACTACAAGCTGCTACGCAATTGATTTTCGGTTTGTTTACTGCATTAATACAGCTCCTTACCGGAGATTTTTCTGGCGCTTGGCAAACTTTACAAACTACGATTTCTAATGTAATGACTACGATTTGGAATACCATATTGTCAATTTGGGGCCAAATTTCTAACTTCATATTCAATGTTTTGAACAGAATACTTGGTACTAATATTACAAGTTGGAACCAAATTTGGTCTGCGATTTCAGGTGCAGTTACTAGAATATGGAATACAGTATCAAGTTGGTTTTCACGTGTAGTTTCAACTGTTGCTCAAAAAATGATGCAAGCATTAAGTCGCATCATTTCTGGTGGTGCTCGTTGGGTTTCAAGTATCATTTCTGCGATGAGTAGATTTGTTCAAGGCGTGGTTAGTGGTTTTGTTAGAGTTGTATCTCAAGTGGCTTCTGGTATGGGTAGAGCTGTTTCCAAAGTCAGAAGTTTCTTCGGACAAATGGTATCTGCAGGATTGCATATTGCGTCGGGGATTGCAAAAGGTATTGCAAATGGTGCAAGTAGAGTTATAAATGCTGCTGCAAACATCGCTAAAAAAGCAGTTAGTGCAGCTAAAAACGTACTAGGTATTCACTCACCTTCACGTGTGTTCAGAGGTATAGGTGGATATATTTCTCAAGGTTTAGGTATTGGTATTATGGAACAAAGCAATAGTGCTATTAATGCCAGTCGTCGTTTAGCGAAAGATGTAACTAACGCATTTAGCCCTGATTTAAACACTGATTTAACATCAGACTTAACAGGTGGATTAAATAGCGATGTGAACGCACATATGAGTAAAGACGTACGCCATAGCATGCAAGAGAACAATAAACCTATCGTCAACGTGACTGTTCGCAATGAGTCAGATATACCGGCTATTAAATCTTACATTGAAGATTCCAACTCAAAAGACGCAAGTTTCGGATTATTTTAAAGGAGTGATTGTTAATTGATATTACATGATGTTGAGGTATACAAAAATAAAGAACGTTTGCGTATTAGTAACAATCGCTTTACTGGTACTGCGTTGAGAGTTGTTTCTTACGATGTTAAAGGTGCAGGCTATGACCGAAAGTTTGATGAAATTGATCGTGTTAACGGTAGATTTCATAATGCTACTAAAGAAGAAAAGAAAAGTATATCTATGACGGTTAGGTACGATGTAGAAAAGATAGCTTATGCTTCTCATCTAAAATCAGATATACAAGCTATGCTTAGGGGGGAATTCTATTTAAGAGAATTAGCTTCTCCAGAAAACGAGATATTGTTCGAAAATATCTTTCAACCTAAAGAACAAAAGTTTGAACTTGAATATGTAGACGGTAGGCAGATACTTGTTGGCTTAGTTAATGAAGTGTCATTCGATACTACTAAAACGTCAGGTGAATTCACACTAGATTTCGAAACGATTGAATTACCATACTTTGAGAGTATTGGGTATAGTACAGATTTAGAAAAAGAGAGTGGTAATTTGAATAAATGGGGTATTCCAGACAAAAACCCGTTCAACACATCTCATAAAGAACGTAGATACACATTCTATGACACTAAAGTGGGCGATGTATATTACGGTGGTACAGCTGAAATTAACCAATTTAACCAAGATAGTGTTGTAGAAATGACACTTGGAGAAAATGTCAGTAAAAATGATAGCGATGGTTTTAACTTCTATATGACACATAGTGACATTATGAAAATAAGTGGATTAGAATTGAGAGCCGGTGATGTTATCAAATTTGACGGCATTCATGTATATCGTAATAACTTACGCATTGATGATTACAACAAGACAAAACAACAACCTGTATTAATGCCTGGTTGGAATACCTTCCATACTACTAAGAAACTTCAAAAAATTACGTTTAAACATAAAAGATATTACTTGTAAGGAGGTTGCTTAATTGCCAATATTATTAAAAACGTTACAGGGCATTGGGCAATCCCTACCTGTAGAAACAAAATTAAACGAGAAATTAAATGAAGATGGCTCCTTAGAAATAGAAATGGTAGAAAACAAAGCTACATTTGACGCTATAGGGGCTATTACTAAAATGTGGACGATTACAGGTGTTGGTGGTGCTGATGACCTAAACGAATACCGTATCGTTATGTTAGACAAAACAACTGTAGGTCAAAAGGAAAAGTTAACAATCAAAGCGCGTCCTGTTGAATTAGACGACCTAAACAATTTAAGGGTGTACGAAGTATATAATGGTAGTTTTACAGGAAAAAGCTACTTTGATTTAGTTTTTAAAGATACTGGATATAAGTACGAATTACACGCTAAGGTTTCATCTTCTAGGTTTGAAAATCTAGGTAACCACGACACTAATTTAGAATTATTCAAAAAAGGTTTGGAAAGATATAACTTAGAATATGAATATAACGCCAAAACAAAGACGTTTCATTTATATGATATTGTTCAAAGAAAAGCTAACTATTACATTAAAGCAGGTGTCAATGCTAATAATGTAAAAGTTCAAGAAGATGCTTCTAAATGTTACACATACATTAGAGGGTATGGTGGCTTTGATGAGCAACAAACTTTCAACGAAGCTAGCTTGCAATATGAGTATACACACCCCTTAGCTGACTTAATAGGCAAACGCCATGCACCACCTGTTATAGATGGACGCATAACTACAGGGGATACACTGAAAAAATCTATGGAGTTAGTTATACAAGAAAGTTTAAAAACATCTGTAACACTAGATTTCATTTCTTTGCAAAAACATTTTAAAGAAGCAGTGCCTAGAGTTGGGGATATTGTGAATGTAATTGATGATTTAATAGGTTTAAATGAGTTTGTTAGAATTATCGAAATCACTACACAACGAGATATTAACAACAAGATTATAAAACAAGACGTAGTACTTGGGGAATTCAGATTACAAGATAGATATATGAAAGCAGTAAACACTGCTGCAAATTATGTTAAAGCTATTAAGTCTAACAAATCTGATCCAGCTAAAGACCTAAGGATGATTCAAGCTCAAAACAACGCAAATACTAAGACTGCACAAGATTTGCAGAAGAAAACCGATGAAATAAAAAGAAGATTAGAAAGCGCGCATGCTAAGAGTGTTACAACTGCAAACGGTACTATTGTTCACGACTTTACACCTAAGTCTAAGATTAGGAAAGTTAAAACAATAGGTACTATTGGAGATTCTGTAGCTAAAGGTACTGGCGCTAAAACTAACTTTACGCAAATGTTAGCTAAGAAGATAAAGGCTAAATCAACAAACTTAGCTGTTAGTGGTGCGACAATGAGCACAAGCAAAGATAATAGCATATATGAACAAGCGACTAAAATTAAAGGTGATTTAATCATTGTTCAAGGTACAGATGACGACTGGACAAACGATATTAAGATAGGCACTGATAAAACGGATACTAAAACGTTTTACGGTGCCTTTTATAGTGCTATCACTAAAATCAAGAGTAATAACCCTAACTCTAAAATAATTGTTATGACACCTACTAAACAATGTTATATAAAAGACGGCAAAACCGTAAGAAAAGACACTACTAAGAACGATTTAGGTCATACTTTAGCTGATTATGTAGATGTTCAAATAGACGCTTGTAACGAACTGGATATACCTGTGTATGACGCTTATCATTCAACACAATTCAAACCCAATATACCTTCGTACAGAAAATCGAGTATGCCTGACGGGGTACACCCTAATGAAAAAGGGCACGAGGTCATTATGTATGAATTGATTAAAAACTTTTATGGTTTTTATGGCTAAGGAGGTCAAAAAATTTGAAATTAGATAACTTAATTACGAAACTTCACTCGTACTTTAGTCAAAAGTTTGTAAGTCAACTTGAGAATAACTTCGAACAAATAAAATACTGGACTAATAAAAGTGATGATAGCTTTAACGAGCATTTAACCACTCAAAAAAATGCGCATACAACTGATCAAATCAAACACAAAACTACAAAAGGTAAAGATGTTGTATTATCTAATCATGAAAATTATCAAGATGAACTTATTGAACATCTTGTGTTAGGACATAATGGAGATGGAATACAAGAATTAAGAGCAAGTCACACATCAATGGACGCTCAAAGTTTCGATTCTTTACACCAACGTCTATATCACGACTTTTTAAGAGAAAGTAACGCTAGAGAAGAACTAAGAGCCGACTTAACCAAGAAAATACAACGTATTGTTAATGTTGATGATTTCGGAGGAGATCCAACAGGACAAAAAGACAGTACAAAGGCATTTCAAGACGCATTAGGTAACGGCAATGTACAGGTAACTATGAGTGGCGGTACTTACCTTACAACAGGTATTAAAATGCCTAACAACTCTCGTTTGGTAGGACAAGGTAAAGACATTACTACTATTAAGCTAATGGATAAAACACCAGCAGAGAACATAGGTATCACTAACTTAAAAATGAGTGGCGGAGCTGAAAACATTTCTTTAGAAAGTTTTTCGTTCAATGGGAATAAGTTTAGACAAAATAAAACACTTAAAGCTACCGGTGGCTCTCGTTCATCTAACATTAGATTTGCGGGTGTAACTAATGGATATATCTATAACGTTAAATCATATGACGCTTTACTACACTGTATCGATGTAACATATGCAAATGACAATTATTACTACGAAGGCGATGGAAACAGAGTGCCTTACGCATTAGAAAGTAAGCATATTCATATTGATAATTGTGAGGCATATGGTTGCGGAGATGATGGTATCACTACCCATCACTCTCGTTACATTACAATTTCTAATTGTTATGCACATACACCAACAGGTGGAAGTAATAACAATGGTATAGAAATTGACGATGGCTCACAATATGTGTTCTTATCAAACAACAGAACCAAAGGTAACTTCGGTGGTTTAGAAATCAAAGCACACAGTAACACAAGTGCTGCAAGTGGCGTATTCGTTAACGGTCACGTATCAATCGAAGATACAAGAGCTTACAACATTCGACACATCGGTCATCATAGAGCTAAAACGGACAATAAAAGTTTGACTGCTTATGACGTGGTGCTAAATAATTGCTTAGCTTTAAACCCTAAATACAATGGTGTGTATCCAGGCTCAACACCTAGAGCATTATTAATCAGTGCTTATAGAAATGTTTCTGTAAATAACTTTACAGCTATAGGTGATAGTGATTTCGGAAAATTAGAAGGTGGAAAACTAGATAAAAAACAACCAGCAATAGCCATCCAATTCATGTCCGAAAACATCTCGCTTAATAATATTAATGTGCGTAACTTTAAAAATGCAGAAGTAGATATTAGATTATTTGGCGGAGATAATAGACCGTCTAGAGTATCACTAAATAACATAAATATTTGGAATTCATCTAACAATATCGGTATCGGTGTTGGAAGTAAAATATACGACACTAAAATAACTAATTGTAACTTACACGGCAATGGTTCAGGTATAGGATTACGTTTGACAAATAACCACGCTATGATTAGCGGCGTCACAGCTGATAATTATTCAACTTCTGCATGGATAGCAGGAGAAAAGTACGACACACCACCTACAGTAGGAAAAGGCGGCGCTAGTATAGCGTCTACAGGAAGTGCTGGTGTAGCAAACGCTAGTGCAGTTATTGCATCTACAGGTGGTTCGAAAGCATACAGTAATCGTAGCTTTGTATTAGGTTCTGGTGCTAACTCCAAATCTTATGGTTCACGTAGCGGTATTATCAATTCACTTAATTCTGAAACTGATAAAAAAGGCCATACACAACTGATTATGAATAGTAATCGTGTTAAGTCACCTGGTAACTATCATGTTGTCGCTGGATATGGTTCTAGTGGTAATGCTTCTACATCTAACATTAAATTTGATTTAAGCACTTATTCAGGAAACTTAACTTTAGCCGGTCAACTTAAACAAGATAGTGCCGATATCGCAGAGTTATTTGAGTCACAAAATGGATTAGCAATCGATTTAGGAACTATCGTTACATTAGACGGCGATAAGATAAGAAAAGCGCAACCTAATGACACACCAATTGGCGTTATATCTGGAACTGCCGCGTTGGTAGCGAACGAAAAAACGTTCCACCACAAAGATAGATTTCTTAAAAACGAATATGGTGTGACTATCACGAATAGAAAACAAGTTGAATTTGTAGATGATGAGGGCAACGTTTCTTTCGAATGGCGTGACATACCAGTAGAAAACCCTGAATATAACGACAAAATCGATTATCAATCACGTTCAGAAAGACCTGAATGGAATGTAGTCGGATTATTAGGTCAAATCTACACAAACATTGAGAAAGACGTTATACCAGGCGACTATATCAACGGTAGAGCAGGTGTAGGATATAAAGATAATGTGAATGGTAAAGGCAGAGTCATGAAGATAACTTCTGAATACACTGAAGAACGTGGCTGTGCAATAGCATTAGTATTGTGGGGTGCTAAATAATGGAATTAGAAAAAGTAGGTAAACTTGATTTAAATGAAGAACCATATTTACAACCGATATCTAATAGAGGTATCGGTTTTTATAATCTCGATAAAAATACTGCTAAATTTCAATTTGTAGTACAAAAAGACAACAAACCTTTGTTAATCAGCGATAAGAACGTTAAAGGTTATGCTTTCTTTAAAGCTGCGAACGGAACAGAAGAAAAACGACCTAGTACATCGGGTGTATTAGACGTAGAGTTCATTGATCCAATGAAAGGATTAATAGGCATTACGGTACCTCAATGGTTTCTGAAAAATGTTGTCGATTCTGAAGTGTTGGGTGAAATTTACTTATCACTCAATGATGTGAATAACGTAGGGAAAGACGACACTGTTGTGTTAGGTACTTTTAAATTCACGGTACGCGACAGTCTTATCAATCAAATAGAAAGCGACATTAAAGTATCTTATATTCGCATGTTTGATGATTTGCGTTCGGAATTAGAAAAGAAAGTGCAACAACTTAAGCAAGATATAGGCGATACCCAAACGTTGATTGAATCTATTAAGCAAACAGCTGAAGAATACCTCATTAAAATAAACAAGGCTCAAGCAGACGCTCTTATTGCCATTACAGACGCATTATTGTCGTCTAACCAAAGCATTGACTTAGAGAGAGAAGAAGCTTTAAGACAAATTGATGCTAAACGTGACGCTATCAAAACGGATTATGATTTAGCTTCAGATACATTCAAAAAAACTTATGATAGCAATGTGGACGCTTTTAATTCAAATGTTAATCAAGCTAACACAACAATTGATGAAAAGCTACAAACATTTAATGAAACCCTTGAAAGAGATGGCTTTACTACTCCTGAATATGTAGAAAGTAAGTTTACAGAAAAGGATTGGCAAAAATTTAAATTAACAAATGATGATGGTACTAATTTTTATGATGCTAACCTACAAATAGATTTCGATAATAACGAACAATTAATGTCTTTACCGATAGGAACTAGATATGTTGTTCTTACTTTGAACAACCCAACTGGAACAAATAATAATGGGTGGTTAACAAAGTATAAAAGAAATGGAGATACAGTTCTAATACAATACCAACCTTACAATTCAACTGTAATCTACCAAAAAAGATTTTATAAGAGCTGGAGTGGTTGGGAACGTGTCGGTTCAGATGTTGTAGATACTGGTTGGATTGATTTACAACTAGTGAACAGTGCATCACCTCATAACGACTTAGTTACTAAGGGTGGCTTCACTAGTGCGTACAGAACAATTACACAAAATGGAGTTACTAAGAAAATGTTACGCATTAATGCTACAACGATTAAACATGGACAGACCATTGCACTTTTACCTAAAGAATTCGTCAAAAACTTAATGTTTTTCTCAATAAGTGCACCTAGAAACAAAAATAGTGGACGTATTTCGTTGAACACATCAGGAACAGTGAATTTTGACGCTACTGTAGATCCATCAGCGTGGACTGATACAGATTATATTTACGGTCAATATGAATGGACGGAGTGATGAAATGAAAGTAGTTTATTTATGGAAAAATGGACAAGCAATTATTGTTCACAAAAACGAAGAAGATGAATATGTTTATCCTGATGAAAAATGGACTGAGAACAAACCTCCTCAAGGTATTATCTTACCTTGCTATTATGACGGTAAACAATGGGTTGGACAAACCCAAGATGAGCTAGAAAAGATGTTGCCTGAAGTAGAAATTCCTGTTGATGACAAAGATATTGCTATAGCTAAATTAACTAGCTTAGTTGTCGATTTACAAGAAGAAGTTATGAGTTTGAAGCAGAACATCGCACTAATAACTGAAGAACAAGCAAATCAAAAATTGGGGGAAGCATAATATGGACAAAGTAGTAATCGATTTATATAAGAAGAAATTATACACTGACGAAACTTTCAAAAAGTTTGTTAGAGTTGGTTGGATTACTCCGGAGCAATTTAAAGAAACTACAGGTAAAGATTACGAACCGCAAGTTAAATAACTTGTGGTTTTTATTTTAAGTGAAGTAGGTGTATTAACCTTGAAGAAAATAAACACATCAGACTTAATGTCCAACCTTTTACTTTTATTGTTAGCTGTTACAGGTGGAATAAGAAGCTTAGAGTGGATTGATAAAACGGTAGATGAACTAGAAAAAATATCTCCTTTGTATACCAAAATAAGTCTTTATTTTGACATTCAGACTATGGGTTGGTTTATGTTAATAGGTTCATTCATTCTTATTGCAGCGATGTTCTTAGATGGTAAAGCATATGCTATATTCATCGTTTTAGGTAATAGTTTAAGTGGTTTCATCCATATACTTTTCGGTTTATTGTCAGTAAGTGGTGCAGAGATGTTCACGACCTATTACATTAATTTGAGTGTTGGTATCATACAAATCATCTTGGTTGCAATTGGAGTTTTGATTTTATGCAAAAAACAATAGAAGAACAAAGAATTACTAGCTTAGAAAAACGTATGGATAAAGCCGAAACTAATATAGATAAAACGACTGAAAAGTTATACAAAGTTGATGAAAAACATGACGATAGATATACGGAAACGATACAAGTTATTACAGAATTAAAAGGTACATCTGCTAACACTGAAAAAAATACGGATAGAATGGCGAATAGCATAGAAGGACTTGTGAAAGAGTTGAGGCAATCAAATTCTAATACAAATAGGCGTTTTGAAGAAGTTAACGAAGAAGTAAGGGATATCAGAAAAACATTAGATAGCAAGATTGAAGATAAGCAATTTATATTGGAAGAAAGGAAATTATCTAATAAAACTTTAGGCGCTATACTTGTAGGTGCATTCGCACTATTAGAAACACTAAGTAAAGTAATTGCCCCTTTGCTATTTGGAAACTAAGTCGGTACTTATGTATCGACTTTTTATTATGCCAGAAATGAGGTGGATATATGGGATTACCTAGCCCTAAAAAAAGAAAACCTACTGCTTCGGAAGTTGCAGCATGGGCAAAAAGGATGATTGGCAGAAGAGTTGATGTAGATGGTTATTATGGAGCTTAATTAATGGGTTCCATGTAAAAAAATAATGTGAATTGCTGGGACACCCTTAGAACCTTAATAACTACAACGTAACTGGTAACGGTAAGCGTGAAAGTTAAAAAATATTAAGGATTGGGCAATCAGCAGGCAAGCCTCTATGGTAATAGTAGAGGAAGCTTCAACGACTATGTACTATCAATTGATAGGCAGTGCATTAAATATTCATGTGTGATACAATGTATTTGACGATTGATAAGGAGCGGTCAAATGGACATTGTAGGAATGCAGTTTAATTATCTTAAAGTTCTAGAGTTTTATGGCAGAAATAAACATAAAAAGAAACTATATAAATGTTACTGTACGAGATGCGGTAATGAAAAAATAATGATTGGTACCGAAGTGAAAAATGGTTATTCTAAAAGTTGTGGTTGTTTGAATAAAGTTAGTCATTCTAAAAAACATGGTATGACTGGAACTTTAATTTATAATAAATGGAAAGGTATGAAGCAACGATGTTACAACTCTAACTATGATTTTTACAGCGCATATGGCGGTAGAGGTATAAAGGTTTGTGATGAGTGGAAAGATGACTTTATGCAATTCTACAAAGATATGGGGGATGTACCATTCGAAGGTGCTGAATTAGACAGAATTAACAACGATGACGATTATAAACCATCAAATTGCAGATGGGTTAGTCATGAAGAAAATGCAAACAATCGACGAAAATATCATAATAAGACAGGATATACAGGAGTAACTTACAAACCACATCTAAACAAATATCAAGCGCAGCTTTACAAAAACAAGAAATTTATATACTTAGGTGTTTATGAAACTGCAGAAGAAGCACACTTAGCTTATAAAAAAGCTAAAAATGAATATTAAGATATAGTCTAGTCTCATGTGAAAGCATGAGGCTCTTTTTATAGAGCAATTTAACGTTACACAAGCGTATTAAGAAATTAATGCGGGGAAAGGCGTTAAGTTAAATACAAACGCAATGTTGGGATTTACCAAACTACATTTTCAATAGATATTGGCATTTTAAAACAACAGGAAACGCTATAGCTATGGCATGGTATAGATACCCTAGAGGATTTAAATTTTATAGAAATACTAGAAACTTTGTTCCGAAACCTGGTGACATGGCAGTTTGGGGAAAGGGTTCCTATAATAATGGTACAGGACATACAGCTGTTGTAGTAGGTCCATCTAACAAGAGTTACTTCACCAGTGTGGACCAAAATTGGCGAAATTCCAACGGTTATACCGGTTCTCCTGGTTCGTTAGAAAAACACACATACTATGGTATAAGTGGGTTCGTCAGACCTCCTTATCATGCAGAAACTAAGAAACCATCTAAATCAAGTAACACACCGTCTAAACCCTCTAATGACAACACTCCTAAAAACAAAAAAGAACAAACGAAACCTATAACCAAAGAGGTTACTAAAGTTTCCTATACATCATTCGCATATGATTTAGACGATGATTTGGAGTACATTTATCATTATATGGTTGAAGGTCAAAAGTTGATAGGGAAAGTAAAAGGTATATATATCAAAGAGAGTACACATATGCGTTCTGTTGAAGAATTATATTTACAACGTAATAAATATGTAAATGAGGATGAATACCCTCATGTATATATAGACCGTGAGCGTGTATGGACGCCTAGACCTGATTCAGAAGAAGCGCCAGAACATCCAGGTTGGCTTGTTATGGAAGTTTGTGGAGGACAAACAGAGAGTAAACGGCAATTCATGCTCAATCAAATCAGAGCGTTAATCTACGGCGTTTGGTTGCTAAGTTGGAGTAAGGTAAAACTATCTGAATCATCAATCAAAGCAGACCCTAATATATGGCGTTCTATGAAAGATTTAATTAATTACGACTTAATCAAAAACGGTATTCCTGATGAAAGTAAATATAAAGAAGTTGAAAAAAAATAATAGGTTTATATTTAAAAAGAGATAAATTACTCACAGAAACGATTACCACAACAACTACAAAGACAACCATAAAGATTAAACCTAAAACTTCGGTCGATAACCCTGAACAGAACGACAAACCGACAGACAAAAAAAGCAAAACAACAAACAGAACTTCGAATAAACCTCGTGTAGTTGTAGAGAAAAGTAAATATACTTTCCAACAAGCACTGAACGCGCAAATGGCACATGGTATGCCTCAAAAATCTTACAGTTGGGGTTGGGGCAATGCTTCTAGGTCACAAACAAGTAAGTATATGAACCCTAACACTATATGGAATAGTTCAGTACAAAGGTATCAAATGTTGGATTTAGGTAAGTATCAAGGTATACCAGTAAGTAAGTTGAATAAGATACTTAAAGGTAAAGGTACTTTATCCGGTCAAGGTAAAGCTTTCGCAGACGGTTGTAAGAAATACAACGTTAACGAAATATATTTAATTGCTCACGCATTCTTAGAGAGTGGATATGGACGTAGTAACTTTGCTAGTGGACGTTATGGTATTTATAACTACTTTGGTATTGCAGCATATGACAATAACCCTAATGCTTCTATAGCATACGCCAAACGACAAGGTTGGACGAGTCCACGTAACGGTATTATAGGTGGCGCTAAGTTCGTTAGAAAACAATTCTTTAATAAAGGAAAGAATACTTTATATCGAATGCGTTGGAACCCTAAAAATCCAGGTCGTATGCAGTACGCTACTGCTATTGAGTGGTGTAATTTCCAAGCAACAACAATAAACAGTTTATACAAAAAAGTAGGATTAAAAGGTATGTATTATATCAGAGATAAATATAGATAAAAGGCTACTCACTGACGGTGGGTAGCCTTTAATAATTGAAGGGTGGTTTCTAATGTTAATAAATGTACTTAATTTAAATGACTCACAAGACGGCAATCGCATTAAACAAGGTGACTTATCACACATGCGATACATCTTATCTGACACTAACAACGACGACTTAAAACTAGACGGATTACCTGCAAAAGTTTTTCTCACTGACAGTACAGGTGTCAAATATATCTACGACACTACAGTTAGGCAATATGACAATGCCTATGTGTGCGATGTTGTAATCAATCAGATTATCCCTGCAAACACGTATTCATTAGAAATATGGGTTGATAACAAGTATGTATTCCCGTCTGACAATAAAGCAAAAATTCAAGTGACAGAGAGTGTGATTGGTAGACAATTAATCAACACACAAAACCATGACTTATGGCAAGAGATAATTGAATATGGTGTAAAAAATGGATTGATTAAGAATCAAACTGAAAGCGAAGAAAATTTTGTCATTGGAGAAAACGCACCGACTGATACAACTAAAATTTGGATTGACACTACTGGAGGTAATGAATAATGAAAGCTATACCTAAAATTTTCGACAAAGAAAAAGGACAATGGATTGAATTAATGGCTAAACCTATAGCAGATGAAGTGGTTAAAATTATGAAAGAAGATTGGTTGAAAACAAAAGGACAACTTGATTGCTTGCTAATAGAGGCAAGTACACAATACGATGATGTTGTTCGTGTTGCCATATTTTATAATACAGCTCAAAAAGGTACTGACATCGTTGATAACCAAAAAAATTATAAAATCAGTTTAGAAACACATCTAAAGAATATTGTAGAAAAGTTATCTTCATTCAAAAACTTCAATTTAAATGATTTTATAGAAAAATTACAGATTTACAATGTTATGCCAGACACTTTCAATCTAAATGTTCAAATTGAAGATAGTGAAGGTAATTTTATAGTTGTTCCAAAAGTGAATACTATTACAAACAACTCCGATATAACGAATGCATTAATTGAGGAAGGTTCAAAATTAGAGACTAGATATATCTATAACGATAATCCAATCGAAGAATACAAATACGTCAAAGCTAACCAATAACGGTTGGCTTTTTAATTTAACTAAAAGGAGCATAAATAAATGAAAGCAAAAGTAATAACTAGATATGCGGTATTAGTTTTAGCATTAATCAATCAGTTTTTAGCAAACAAAGGTATTAGTCCGATTCCAGTAGATGAAGAAACGATTTCGTCTATCATCTTAACTGTCATAGCTTTATATACAACGTATAAAGACAATCCAACTACGAAAGAAGGGCGTTGGGCTAATCAAAAACTTAAAAAGTACAAAGCAGAAAAGAAATATCGTAACGCAACAGGTCAAGCACCAATTACAAACGAAAACGTAGAACCTACGAATTTAGACGAATTAGGGTAGGTGGCACATATGTTAATGACTAAATCTCAAGCGGAAAAATGGCTTGATAATTCAGAAGGTAAACAATATAACTTTGACAATTATGCAGGTTTTCAGTGTTACGATTACGCAAATGCATTTTTTAATGCAGTCACAGGTGCTAGATTAACAGGTTTATATGCGAAAAACATACCATTTGATAATGAAAAGGTAATAAGCAAATATGCAAAAGTGATTAAAAACTATGATTCTTTCTTACCTCGAAAAACTGATATAGCAGTGTTTAACGGTGGCTATGGCGGTGGTGCTGGTCACGTTGCACCAGTAACGCGAGCAACACTCACACAATTTGAAGTGTTAGAGCAAAATTGGAACGGACAAGGTTGGACGAATGGTGTAGCGTCTCCAGGTTGGGGACCAGAGAGAGTGACAAGACGTTGGCATTATTATGATGATCCTATGTACTTCATTCGCTTTGACTTCCCAAGTAATATCAATGCAGGTAAGAAAGCAAAAAAAATCATCAAGAACGCAGTATCTAAAAATGAGAAAGCAAAAGCTAAAATTAAACCTAAGAAAATTATGATTGTTGCAGGCCACGGATATAGTGATCCAGGAGCGGTTGGAAATGGTACAAACGAACGCGATTTCATTCGTAAAAACATCACACCTCATGTTGCGAGTTATTTACGACAAGCAGGCCACGAAGTAGCTTTATATGGTGGTACTAAACAGTCGCAAGATATGTATCAAGATACTGCTTACGGTCAGAATGTAGGTAATAGGTCAGATTACGGTATGTATTGGGTTAAAAAACAGAAATACGATATTATAGCAGAATTCCATTTGGACGCAGCAGGTGCGTCTGCGTCGGGCGGTCATGTTATCATCTCTAGTGCGTTCAGTGCAGATAGAATTGATAAAGACATACAAAAAGTGATTAAAGATAATGTAGGTCAGATTAGAGACATCACACCAAGAAACGACTTACTAAACGCTAATGTTTCGGCAGAAATCAACATGAATTATCGTTTAACTGAATTAGGTTTTATCACTAACAAAGCTGATATGGATTGGATTAAGAAGAATAGTAAAAAGTATGCTAAGTTGATAGCTGGAGCGATTCACGGTAAGCCTATCGGTGGTGTGGTCGCTAGTAGTAAGAAACCTAAACCGAAAGATGAAAAGAAACCAGTTGTACCAAATGGCTATGTGTTAGATAAGAATGGTGTACCTTACAAAAAAGAGAGTGGCAAATATACAGTTACGACTGTTAAAGGTAACAACGTAAGAACATCATACAATACGACTGCAACAATTACAGGTGTATTACCGAATGGCACATCTATTATCTATGACGGTGCTTATTGTATAAATGGTTATCGTTGGATAACTTATATTGCGAATAACGGTAAACGTCGTTATATAGCAACAGGCGAAGTAGATAAAGACGGCAAACGTTTAAATAGTTTTGGTAAATTTAGTGCAGTTTGATATAATTAAATTACCACGTCATTATACAAGGGTAGTCACTATGGCTACCCTCTTTTTTTATTGTATAATAATAATCTTTGTTCCCGATTTCAAACTAATACTATATTCTAAACCGCGTTCTTTATGAGCGTGGTTTTTTGTGTACACGTGTCAAATACGTGTCAAAATAGTTATAATCTTTTAGTTCTATTTAGAAAATAAATCTTTGAAAACACTGTACTTATGGCTATTTAGTTTTATTTAGAAATTTATTTTTATCCCTCCGTTTCCGTTATTTGTTTATACCTCGTTAAATCCCGTAAAACAAAACGTTGATTTGACGGGGTTTTGTTATATCTTGTTATCTATCGTTAAACCTCGTAAGTTAAACTAAACGTTCCTCTATATTGTTAAATTGATAAAAACGCCACCCGCAATATTAAATTACGTTTCCGTTCATTAATAAAAATCAGTTTAATTCTGATTAACTAAATTACGCTAGAACCTTGATATATCAGCGTTCTTTTTTATTTTGTTGAAAATCTGTAAAAGTCTGTTTTAATTATTTTGATTAATGCGTAGTCAATATTGATTAAATTAAAGACAAGTTGTCTGGTTCGTTGAGCACTTAAAAATATATTATATTATCCGGCATTGCAACTTCTTCACTTTTTAATACTTTTAATAAATGACTATAAACACGCCAAGTAATTTCAATATTTGCATGACCTAGTCTTTTCTGTAATGACGCTTATAATGGTTTAAATCCATTATAAGCGATATTTTTTGCTCTCGGCAGAGCATATGTATTAATGACTTATTGAAAATAAGTCTTGTCTGTTAGACTTTAATTATAAAATACACGCAAAACCTTTATGTAGAGGAGTGATTTTAATATGTCTTATTCGATTATCAGAGTAGAAAAATTAAAAACTGGAACAAACACAATAGGTATTCAAAAATCATGTTCAAAGAGAAAATATTAATTATGAAAATGAAGATATAGACCATTCAAAAAAACATCTAAATTATGATTTGATAAATGACGGAAAACAAAATTTTAATGATTTGATTGATGAAAAAATTGAGCGGAACTATACAGGCAAAAGAAAAATTAGAAAAGACGCAGTAAAACATATAGACGGAATGATTACATCAGATAATGAATTTTTTAGTAATCAGACACCAGTAAATACAAAATTTTTTTGAACAGGCTAAAGAATTTTTAGAACAAGAATACGGGAAAGATAATTTGTTATACGCAAAGCTTCATATGGACAAACGCCTCACGTGCACTTTGAAATTGTACCAATTACAGAAGATGGACGATTAAGTGCTAAAGATGTTGTAGGTAATAAAAAAGCATTAGCAAGCTTTCAAGATAAATTTAATGAGTATGTAAATGAACGTGGTTATGAATTAGAACAAGGAACTTCAAGAGAATTAACAAATAGACAACACGATCAAGTTAATAGTTATAAACAAAAAACAGAATATCATAAGAAAGAATATGAACGTAGGTATAAAATTCAGCCCATATAA